ACTTCCCATGTATAAACATCAAAGTATTCTATTAAGCTAACAGCAACCAATCCATTTGACTGAAGCTCTAAGGCTTCCACCCTGCAAACCTTTCCATTAAAACCTAATCCAGTATAGGTTAGGTCAACTATGTCTCCCACATTGAGCTTATACATCTCAGGAGTACCCACAAACTGCATTGTGGTCTGATTTCTGCTTCTGGTTAAGATTGCTTTTGCCATGTTATAGGCAATATAAGGGTCAGAAACATAAGGAAATTCTGCTTTGACTTCTAAGACCTCACCACCATCATCAGATGTATAGTTAGGTGATGCATCGTGCAATACTGTTGCGGTGTCTAATTCATACTTTTTATTGGCGTTAAAGAATTCAACAATAACCTTATTTGCTTTTTTGTCTTTATTGCCATAATCAACTGATATACCTGAATCAGAAATAATGTGATTGTCAGTGATACTGAAAGTAGATGAGCCTGTATCTTCTATAGATAGCTCATATTTGCCATTAATATAAAGAAAAATACCACGCATATTAGCAAGCAGCTCCTTAGCATTATCCATGACATTTTTATTTACATCTACATAACCATTGCAATGAAATCTTTTAACTTTTAATAAAGATGTTCCATTTTGAGAAGAGTAATTAGAGGCAAGCGTATTATTAAAATAAACAGCATACGCTGCATTAACATCGTAAAATTCATCTCTTTTTACCTCTGTTATTTGAGCACCATCTAAAACAACATTGCTAGAGCCATCCTGCAAGTCCATTAACTCGCCAATTTTGTTTTGCCACCAAACAGTATTTGCACCAGTTCCAGTAATGTTAATAAAACTATCTCCAGAATTACCATTCCAAGTAACGCTTTGTGCAGTACCATTAAAATAAGGCTGATCTACTTGAATATCACATACATTAGCAGCAGAGCTAAAAGTAGACATATTTATTTGAGACTCTGTTAAACCTTTTCCATATTCATTATTGGTTATGTAATCAAGAAAACATAAAGCTGGATTGTCTGAGTGTTCATAAGTAGATACAGTTCCAAATGTTTGATTTGAATCTCTAGGGTCAAATACTTTTTTACCTCTAACCTGAACAGTTAATTGTGGAACTCCACGCCACATTCCTTCTTTGTCATAACCATAGTGAGCTGCTATATAGCAAACACCATCTAGCCTATGCAGAGAAGTCCAGTTAGGCATGGATGCAACAAGCATAGGGTCTGCTGTTTGTGATGCGGCTCCATGATGTAAATTAAAAACATACCTATATCTTGCGGTTGGGTCTGTGCCAAATCCACCAGCACCAGCATTTATGCCTGTGCCATTTTGTGTAACTGTGTTTAATGAACCTGAGCCAGAAGATATTTTATCTGAACCAATGTAACCACCATCTTTGAATCTTGCAGAATCAGTTAATGCATTGCCATCTAGCTCTATGCTTCTTCCTATAATTTCTTCACATTCGCCAACAGATAAAGCATAAACCACATATAAATCTCTGGAGTCATTGGCTGAAACATCCATGTAGATAACTTGTGCACCAACCCTTCTTGTTCCATAGATAACTGGTATCTTGCCACCAGCAGAAGTTTTGTTAGCCATGATGTCTTGACCTTTTGCAAGCATTTGTCTTGCTTGCATAAAGCCTTTAACGCCAACAGCAAGCGTTACTGCTGTCATGACATAGTTAATTTTTGCTAATGTGGTAGAAGCAGTCCAAGCCTTACCAACTTCTGTAAAAAATGTTGCGACTGCTGTCCAAAAACTCATTACATTCCCCACCTGACATCTTCTTTAGTCTGTGTGGCAAATTCCATGCCCCTATCACCTGTGCTAAAAGATTGTTGAGATTCGTCAGAATAATGTCTGCCCTTTGTTAGATTCCAATTTGCCCAATGACTTGCAACAGTCATATTTAGCACTGAGTTATCTATTGTTTCATTAATAGAAACATTTCTAATCTGACCTGTAAAAAAGTTTATTGCCCCAACAATGGTTTCGTCTGCATTAAAGTATGCTAAATATATATCCACAATTTTATCTGTGAACTCTCCATCTTGAACAAGCAACCTAACTTGATTTGTAATATTAGAAAAACCTAGATTAATTTCATTGACTTGTAATTGACCTGTTTCAATTGTTGAATCTACAGTTAAAAAAGAACCACCAGCTTCATAAGAGTTAGAATTATAGGTTACGTTTGTATACCAATCAGTTAATCTTATTGTTGATGATAAATTTAATTCAACTAAATAAGCTGTCTTGGTCGCTGTTGATGATACTTGAGTCTGTAGATCAGCTGATAGACTTCTAGGCATTAGACAATAACCTCTCTAACATCAAATGAAATACTGTAAAAACCACTAGCATCTGTTGAATACATGATCTCATTGTTTTCAAGATATACAGTAAAGCTAGGCTTGTTTACAGTAACAGCTTCATTATCTGCAAGAGATGCTACTAAATTGGGAGATATGGTTACTGTGGCTGCTCCACCTGATGCATTAACATCTTCTGACACCATATAAACCTTAGAATGATTGGCAAATTTAATGTAATCTCCAGCCTTTAATGCTCCAGTTGTTTGTGAAAAGCCATCAATCGCTATGGTGTTATCGCCAGAAGTATGAGCCCCATTAACAACTATGTCTGTTTCTAATTTGCTTGCACCTAAATTATCTAATGGTGCTTGAATAGTAAAGTCCTCAAAAGAACCTTTTTGCTTTTGTAAAAATGCAAATATCTCTTGAGCTTTTGCTTGTTGTAAAGGTGGCATCCCAACTGTAAAAGAAAAATATTGAGCCCCTATTTGCCTAACTTGTTTTTTACCAGATAGAGTTTGATTAACTAAATTTGGTCTATTATCTTTAAAGTTTAAAGCCCTAAAGTTTGGGTCTGTTGGAAATTGACCAGACATTTACACAACCCCCATTTTGCCTTGATTGTTCATGGCGTTGTTTATGATTGATGTGATCAATCCTTTTCTTGATGTCAATAACTGATCAAAGCCAGCAGCATCTACTGTTGATATGTTGAAGTTGACTGTAGGTGCTGATTGATTTCCGCCCATGCCTTGAAGGTCGTTATTGCTAATAATTTTTCCGCTTTGCTGGGGTACAAATAATTCTGTTCCAGACTCTCCAACTTTATACGGCTGACCTTTGTTTACGCCACCACCTATTGATCTTCCAAAAATACCACTAAAGAAACTTTCTACCCCACCTGTGATTGGTTTTAATATTGCTTCTTGTATTGCAATTCTTAAAATTTGCTCAATCGCATAATTTGCAAAGTCTTTAAATGCTAACTTTCCATTTTTTAAACCATCAATGATTGAATCTTCAAATTTTTTCATTGTATTCATTGTGAGCTTTGATATAGCATCATCAGTAACACCCATTTCATCTACAAACTTTGAAACTGTTTCTGACATACCTTTCACTGGGTCTTTTCCTTTGGCTTCGTCTACTGTCATAGTAAAGTTTTTTACTTTTTCTGACATAGCATCAAAAGCATCAATAAGTCCTTGACTTCCATCTTTACCAGCCAATCTTACAAATTCTTCTCTAAGCTCAGCCATTCTGGCTTTAGAGTTTGTCATAAATTGACTATTTTCTTGTCCTGTCTTGTTTAAGTTAGCAATTGAAGCATCCATTTCTTCAATTTGTTTTATAACCCTAACTAATTCTGGATTGCCCTGACCAAAAACAGCTTTTAATTTTTCAAACTCAAGCCTGACTGTAAGAAAAAATTGATATATTGCTAAGGTTGCATTTTTTGTTGCCTCTATAACATGGAGAGCCATTGCTTTGCCAAAATTTTCAAAATCATCATCACTACCTTTTAGCTCTGTCATCATGTCAGACAAGACCTTAGATGCATCTTGTAAAATTGGAATAAAAGCAGCAGTTAGATTTGCTGTGATAGCAGTAAATTGTTTTTTAAGAACATTTAAAGAATCAGCAAACATTTCTGCCTTAGCTATACTTTCTTTGCTAATAATTAAACCTAAATTTTCTGCTTCAGTTTTAAATTCCTGTAAACCTTTTGATCCA